TACCGTCGCCATCTTTGTCGATGCGGATATAGGCTTCAACGTAGTAGACTTTATCTGTGCTTTCGTCGTTTCCATTTGCCACCCCAAAGAACGACTGGTCGGCAGGATTGCGAACCAGTGTTTCCATATTCAATTCGAAACCACCAGAACCGGCATTCATCTCGACGATGTCTTTATCGTAACCCATCCCCACAAGTTCAGACACTGTCGCGAGTTTACGACGACCGCAGATCAATGCGTCATCAATGTTCGTTGCCTGATTATCAATCAAGAACTGCTCAACAGGAATACATTCAACGATATAGCGTGGCTCGCGGATGACGCGCTTGATGCGCATCGAAAAGATACGCGGTGTCATGTTCATGTCTGGCGACATTGTCACAACATTGGTTTGCTCGGTGAAGACTTGCTCTTCGCGCAACTCAAGAACTGTGACCTGCGGATCTTGCGCAATGAGCGCTGCTTCTTCTTGTGACAGGCCAGAATAAGAGTACTCTTCAACGACCTCGGAATCGGACTTGTACCAAGTCAGAACGCCTTCCTTCAGGATCAGCGCATCTTTCATCGCGTCATGGAGAATGCGGAAGCCGGGGTTCTCTTGCATGAAGATGTAGTTGATGAAGTCAGTCATCTGTTCTGCGACTTCGACATCTTCTGCGGTCTTAGGGACAAACTCTAGGATCTTGTCGCCGCCGGTAAAGATACGCAGTAATGACGGCAGCATCGCCAAAACCGTATCACGGACTTCTGTGAGAACGACTTGGGACGACCCTTCTTCCTCATTGCCAAAAGCGTTGCCAAGATAATACGACATCGCGTTTTCGCGCTCTGGAGCGATATAGGTGTCGATATAGATGGCAGCATCTTCGATTGACTGGCGAACGCGAGAGCGAAATTCTTCCTCGTCCATCGGCTCGTCTTGCAAGCCCGGTGTAAGGATACCCGTCTCGTCGTCGTAAGCGCGCGGAGCGGATACGGATACGGGGATATAGTCGGGGTCATATCCAGTAATCGCCATGAGTTATGCCTTTCTAACGCGCCACCACTTCCAGCCGTTCTCTGAGCCTACTTCGTGTGTTGGCAGTAATTCTTTCACAGCCTTAGATACACCATCAAACGGGTAATCGTCACCTCCCATGACTCCACCCTTCTTGAGTTTCGGCATCCATGCCTCGATGTCGGCCTTCACTTCTTCGTACTCGTGACCCGCATCGACCCAGACAAAGTCAACACTGCCGTCTTCAAATTTAGACGCAGCGCTTACGCTGTCAGACTTGATCGGTGTGACTTTTAGGCCAACAATGCGCTTCATGTTCGCTTTGAAGATTGAGTACACCGACTTCAGCTCTGCATCTTCCTTATGAACGGGGTCAGACCCTTTCCAGTGATCTACACAGTAAAGCTCAATGTCTTTACCGGAGTTCACAATTTCGACACCGAGAAACGCGGTCGAGCGACCCTTCCAGCAGCCGATCTCCACAAAGACCGCACCACTTTTAGATGCTGCTAGCACCGCATCGCGATACGGTCTTGTGAAGTTGAACCAGCCTTGGATTTCTTCGTAGAAGTGATTCATTTCTTCTTCTTCGACATACCTGCTTCGGAAAGCGCAATCGCGATGGCTTGCTTGCGGTTCTTCGCCAATGGTGCCTTCTTTGGACCTTTAGGGTTTACGCCAGCGTGCAACTTGCCGCGCTTAAACTCGCCCATCACTTTAGCTATTTTAGCTGAACCTTTACCCTTCATCGCAGAAACTCCTTAAAGATCAACGTGTTCGTGCATGAACTCAAGAACGCCTATGTGCCTTACATGCTTTGACACATCATGGTCAATGTAGACCTTGAACCCTGCCTTTTGCGCCTCGCGGCAGAAATACATGTCCTCACCGATAAACGCTTTCCAATCTGGCGAATACCCGATCTGAAACCACGGCATCGGCATGGCGCGAAACACTTCAGCCTTCACCAACATGCACCCCATCCCTACAGCGTCAACTTCCTCTAGCCCTGTCGATGTCTCAAATGTCTGCACATATTCCAGCTTCTGGAAATTCTTGAACGCCACAGTTTTGACCGGAAGTCGCCGCGTTGCGTAGTTCGCTGCCACAATCGGCAAATCGTGTTTCAAAAGCTGATGCACAACATTAGCTGGGAAGCGCATGTCACTGTCAAGAAACAACAAATAGTCTGCGCGTTGCTGCAACGACATCGTTACGAGTTTCATGCGCTGGTCAGCGATCAGAGTACCGCTCACCATATTTATGTTAAACTGTGACCCTTCAGGCGCAGCGGCATACCATTGCGCGGAGAACACAGCGAGATCTTTGGCAAAGCCAGCGTGGACCTCGTCCCTAGCAGGGATGCAGATAGACAGGTTCACTCAGTCTACCTCACCTTCAGCCATGTCTTCCCCTTCATCCATAGAACTGTACTCGTCCTCTTCGCTCTCTTCGTACTCTTCCTCTTCGCCTTCCTCGTCAGACTCATCAGTGATGGGACCACCGACAATCCACGCAGCGCAAGTACGTTCAGACGCGCACTTAAAATCAAAAATGTCACAAAATCCAAGATCGCCTGCTTCAACCGTACCCATAGCATCTTGTTCGCGCCCATCTTTACCGGCAATACCTTCCTCGATGCACTTCATCATGTCAGAGGTTTGGATGAACGCAGCGCAGTTACCACAGCGCATCGTCTTCGCCTCTTCCGGTGATACGTCCCACTTTGAGGCCATCTTGCGCCAGTATTGCTCATTCGGCTCGCGTGGGTTCATCGGGCCATAGTCAGCCTTATCAATCGCTTTGCCGCGATTCTGTAAGTTAATCGTGATGTCGCGCGTGGCGACCGGACATGCTTCAACCATTTTACTTTCCCTTATTTCTTGCAGAAATGGCTTTTGATTTCGCTTTCGCGTCAGCCTTTGACGACGCACCCCATGCCTTAAGCGACAGCAACAACCGTGTCGGTCGGCCTTTCTCGTCATGCTCTGGTCCCGGCATCCCTGCCATGCGAGCGAGAAACGATGCACGCCGAGGGTTATCGCCAGCTTTAACCGGAGGCTTCAGGTTCATGCCTTGCGCCTTCGCCGAAGCACGCCCCTTAGCATTCAACCCACCGGAGGGGTTTTTACCTTCCTTACGCTGCCATGCAGGAGACTTAGCCATGCGATCCTCAGTTTTTCACAAGAACCAAGATGAACATGCTGGAGCAAGCATTATTTGCAGCAGCACCAACAGCTTGAGCCTCAATAGTTGTCTTTTCAGGTATAGCAACAGGATACTCAAACGAATAATCTGCTGAACCATTGTTAAGCGTAACTATTGCAGCGGTACGACGAATACCGTCATTACCACGCGTCATAAGGCGACCAGTCACAGCATTAGAGCCAGTTACTTGACCTGCCGAAAACAGACCTTGCTCAAGATACGCAGTATACCCAGCAGGGATAGTGTAACTGCCAGTTATGCGAGCGTTATAATCAAATAGAATTACGTCATAAACTGTTGCAGGAACGCCAGCAGTCACAGTTCCAGTGCCGAAATAAATGTTACCGGCGGCGCTCGCCGAAGAACCAGCAGTCGCAACATAACAGTTATTGATATGCAAGAAGGATTGCGTAGTCAGAACAGCAGTTTGCCCATTGAGCGTAACTGTTTCTGAAATAACCGCATGATTAGCGTCTAAGCCCTCTATATACACTGTACGTGCACCTGTACCGGCAGACGTATCACTCGCGCTGTCTGAGCTAACCTTCATTTGAAGAGCGGCTGACGGGAACGCCAGCAAACCGCCATAAGGCCAAACTGTTTCGATCGACGTATCAACATCGCTGTTATACCCAAACACAACAACAGGTTGATGTTGCGGAATCTGTCCACGCGCAACCTGAAGGTTAAACGGTTCGGTGCGCTTGTTCTGCGAAATAGAAAAGTTGTCAGCTATATTTGCCATTACACAATTCCTTTAATGCCACGCCTGATCGGCTTACCCTTAACCCACGGTGTGCCTCTACCGCCAACCAGAGCCGCATTACCGGCGAAGGTCAAGCAAAGCGCATCAGCCAAGTCAGGGGACCGCATACCGCGTTTCTTCATCGAGTCCTTTGACTCTACCACAATCTTGCCAGAAGACGTAAAACTATACCGAGGCGCTACAAGTTCATGCCGCAAGGTTGACTCATTTGGAACCTTGACTGTTCGGGTCGCCAGCCAATCCTTGACCGACAACCATAGCTCATCACGCAACTTGTTCGCGTTCGGGTTCATGGCAGACGCTTCAGCGACATTCACATCCCGCACATTGTAACCCATCTCGCGTAACCTATCGGCTACACCTGACCCCAACCCAATAGTATCAACGCAGATCTCGACCGGATTATCTGTGCGAGCCTCGTTTACCACAGCCCCGACGAGCTGCATCAGATCTAGCCCGCCCCATGACTTTACCTCCATCACGACATTTCCCTTGCGCTTGCACAATGCCGATCTGTCTGTCCCAAACCGCGCAACGTCCAACCCGTACACCATGCCGTCTGACACATCGACTGTAACATCTCTCGACATAGCGGCATCAACCAATTCTGCCGCAATCAGCGTATCATTATCCGCAACAGCGAAATCACCAAGAACGCGTATCCGATACGCATTCGAGCCTTCGCCATAGGTCGTCTTGATCTGCTCAACGAAGTCGCGCGACACCAATGAAATATCGAGACACGAAACGTGCATCGTATCCCAGTCAGAAGCCAGCTCATGGTGCGTCCGGTAAAACAAGCCGCTATTACGCGTCGGGTTCCCGATCAGAATCGTACACGCGCTGTGGCCAGACATTGACCCTGCTGCTGCCTCGAACACTGCTTCTGGCACAGCGGAAGCCTCGTCCACGATCAGCAACACATTCTCCGAGTGAATACCGGCGAGGGCTTCAGGTCGCTCTGAGGACGACGTGCGTGCCGATGCAAAACTCGACTCAGGTGCCGCCTTCAACGAAATCCTGTCACTCAGCACATCGAATGACTCGCGCAGCACTGGCGGCAGCTTATTCACCTGCGCCTTCAGCTCAGAGAACAACGCATCGAATAGCTGCCCCGCAGTCGGTGCGGTCATCACGCATTTCTGTGGGAACCGCGTACACATGACCCAGACAATCGCCCACGAGCACACAGTAGACTTGCCCACACCATGACCGGCACGCACAGAGATGCGCCGACGACCGGCAGCGATCTTCCGCAACAGCTCCTCCTGCCACGGCAACGGCTTCTCGCCTAGCACATTTCGGACAAATTTGACCGGATCACCGCGATACAGTGCAATGAAATCGTCGAACTCTTTCCCGTCAGCCTTTGCCTGCTTCGCCATCACTCACCCTTACGCAGCAACGCGTCTGCGCGCATCGCTAAATCATCCAACGCGGCATAGGTATACCCTAGCGCCATGTTAAAAGCATTACTCTCACCGGAAGAGTCCATCATCGTCGCAATCTCTTCGCGCTTGCGCAGTTGCTCCACCAAGTTGAAGTATGAGTGTACGAATAACTGCAACAATATCTCAGCTTCGCTTTTCATTGACCGGCGCTCCCCATTTCTGTTTCCCCATCTCCCATCCCTCTGACCATGCCTTGTGCCGCTCGCTCCCAACCTCGAACGGGTTATGGTCAAACGGGCATCCCTGACGAAAAGAGATCATCGCGTCAGCCCGCACAGTATCAATGCTACGCACGAGCTTCTCCCACTCGTGATTTGGTTTCAGGTTAGTCCATCCCATGTCTCTCTCCCCTTAACGCTGCCGCAGCCAAAGCCACAGCATCAACGCATTTCGCAAGCCAGCTATCGCTATCTTTCAAACGGTCAATGATCATCTGTAAAGCATCACGATACACCAGCACATCTGCCTCCAACTGCTTCACGCGTTCGGCGGCGCTATGATCTGTCTCCATCACTTCTGCCTCAATAGTTTCTTCGTAAAACCAAGAAGCAGCTCATGGTGCTGACCACCATGCCACCACTTCTGCAAATACGGTTTGCCGTACCACTTCACCTGCGACTCTGGATGGCAACCAATTAACCCGACACGCTTCTGGATGATCGCCATCGGATCACCATTGGCATACCGTGCATGGATCTGGCATCGCCCATCTCCCGCAAAGGTAGGCCCGTCATAGAAAAACATCCGCTCTTCGCGTGTGCCCCAGCTCACCTTAGCCACTGTGGGATACGACCGCTTAATATCGGCATCAGTGCGCCTGATATACTGGACAGGATCAAGGCCATCCAGAAGATCAAAATAATCTCGCCCAGCCCAGAAGCTTCCCATACAGATACCCAGATACTTGCCACCGCGTGAAACAAAATCAGCAACTTCATTCGTCTCTCTCCGCTTGAAGCAATCGAAGAACCGGTAATACGCATCCCCCATACCGCCGGGGAATGCCACTATATCCGCATCCCTCAACGGGTCATGGGCAAGCTCAGTCTCATCCCATATCTTAATCGCGAACTCGCCACTCAACGCTTCAACCATACCGTCAACGCAATCCTGTGACGCTACCGGATGATGGCGAAAGATGGCGATAACGGGTTTCACTGCGGCTTCTCTCCGACCACATGCTCGACAATCTTAATCAGTCGCGTGTTCTCTTTGCGTAAATCCATCACCACATCGAGCGCGTTATCTCGCTGCCTCTCAGCATCGCTTAACCTCTGCCGCAAATCTATGATGTGATCCATTGTCTCCATATCAGCATACCTTGCGTATGCCGCTTCACGCTTCGACTCAAAGCCTACCATTATGGTGTCTCCTTTATCTTCAGCGCGGCGCGGGCATCATAAGCGCGTTTGCAAATCGGCGGATGTGTCATCAATGAAGTGCAAGTGTCTCCTTCACCGATCTTCTGCAACGCCTCCCGCAACCGTTCAATCTCGTCGGCGGCTTCAAACAAATCTTCCATTGTTGGAGGGAAAAAAGAATCAGCCCACGCACGCAACCGTTCAACTATATCCATCACGCTTCCTCCATCACTCGATACACGCTGGATCGCGCGATCTTCAGCTCCCTCGCTATACCTGCCGTGCTCATCCCTGCTGCCATAAGCGCAACTATATCCTCCCGCTTCGCCTGCACGGTGGGCTTGCGGCCCTTGTATTTCCCATCAGCCTTCGCCTTCTGTATCCCCTCACGCTGACGCTCAAGCATGATCTCGCGCTCAAACTGCGCAACAGAACCAATCATATTCAGCATCAGCTTGCCCGTCGGTGTGTGCGTATCGAGATTCATCGCGAGAATACGCAGGCTCGCGCCGCGTCGCTCTATCTCAGCCACCAGTGTCACCAGATCCGCAACACTGCGAGCAAGACGGTCGAGCTTCGTCACGACAAGCACATCGCCATCCCGCAAGTACTGGATCGCCTCGCCGAGCTTGTCACGACGCGCCACAGATGACACTTGCTCGTCAAAGATGCGCTCGCACCCCGCCGCCGCAAGGTCGCGCTTCTGGGCATCGAGGCCCGCGTGCTGGTCATTGGTGGAAGTTCTGGCATACCCTATAAGCATAGCTGCATCTCCGTGTGAGTTTCTGGATTTTCGGAAGGGGGTTGGCAGCAGCAGGCGCACCCCGGTGGGGGGTGGGGACGGGGGGGGGTCTGCGCGTTCGGTCCACCGAATTGCGCGCTCGCGTCTCCCGTCTCGTGTCGCTGCCAGTGTCTCCCGTTCCGATTCTCCCGTTCCGATTGAATTCTTAGGCTTTATCGGACAAGTGTCTCAAAATGTCAAACACAATTCTATTAGGACACGTTTCGCCCTGTGGATAAGTTTCCGATTTGAGCAAGGTCTATTCGGACACGCTGACAATCTCGCCGTCAATTATTTCCGTGCCAGGCAAAACGCGCGCCGTTTCGTTCAAGCGTTTCAGCGCGTCAAGGTGCAGCTGATGCGTATGAGTGACGGCAACGTCAACGCTTTGCCGGTCGCCGTATACTTTCGGCAAAAGCCGGGAAGCCGTCCATTTCAAGCCGTCAAGCGCAACCCGGGCAACGTCTGGCGGGACTTCCCCTAAAACAACGCGACGCGTCAAATCGGAAATCTCGTCGGCGTGCGCCATTGCCCGTGCTTCTATCGCGCGGGCGTATTTAAGAGAAAAGCTTTCTTTCTCCCCCAACCATTTCCAGATAGTAAAATCCGACGGCATATCTTCATCTTTTGAGACACTTAAAACGGACCTACCCGCCGCAATCCGACGGCATATCTCGTCCTCTAATCCTTCGGACCACAAAGAAGGCCGCCCGATTTTCTTTTCCTTTGCCATTTTCCCCCGCAATTTCAATGTGTTGCAAAATATATATCACCCCACCTTAAAAAGACAAAATTTCCGCTTGACTCATTATTATATATGTCCGATAAGGGATCACCCTAACGGGAAACACTGAAACACGGAAACACGGAGACACGGAAATGACAATTTCAGAAAAGCAAATGATCCTTGCTGGCCTCAAGGCTTCTTTTAATATCAGCACCAAGTTGATCGACAGCAAAATCAAATACGCCTCTCTAGTCCAGAAGTGCGATTTCATCAAAGAAAAGATTGATTTGATCCAAGCCTATTCCGATCAGGTCTCCGCAATCTGCCACGGCAAGCGCTGAAACACGGAAAAGGAAATTGATCGATGATTTACGAATTTCAATCGACGTTTTTTAAAACTGTCAGACAAATGTCGGACGCAATAGCAGATGAATGGCTTTCAGCAGGCGGTTCAAATAATCCAGACACGCAGCGTGATTTTCTTGATACGAAGACTGACGCAGATTTAGCTAATGACGCTATAGAGGCGTGGGATTTGAATGATGAATGGGCGAAAAATCGTGATTTCACGCGTGATAATTTAATTGAGGCTTTTTCCCGCTTGAGACATTTAAAAAGCGCTTAACACTGAAACACTGAAACACTGAATCACGGAAACACTGACATGAAAAACCGCATTTTTTCTTCGGATAATCCCAAGGCAATTAAGGCGAAGGAGTTCGGCTGGATCAATGCCATCCACTACATGGCACCCGCAAGCTTGGCAGGCGTTGGAAATCTTTGCGCGCATGCCTCGACTGGTTGCATTAATCTTTGCCTTGGCCAGCATTCCGGCGCTGCCGTATATTATCCTTCGGTGATCCAATCGCGCATCGAGAAAGCGCGCCGCTTTATGAAAGACCGCGCCGCCTATTTTCGGGACATGATCCGCGCAATCCAAGCTGAAATCAGGAAAGCGAAAAGGGCAGGCGTGAAGCTTTGCGTACGACCGAACGGCTCAACTGATTTATCGTTTGAGGCGATTAAAGATGGCGACGGATTAACAATAGTCGAGCGCTTCCCCGATGTGCAATTCACGGACTACACAAAATCAGTGAAGCGCGCGCTGGCACATGCTGCGGGGAAATTCCCAAAGAATTATTGCCTAACGTTTTCGCATTCGGAAACAAATCTTGCGGATTGCCTTAAGGTTTTAAACGCAGGTGGAAATGTCGCTGTAGTGTTTCGCAACAAGCCTGAAACGTGGAACGGTTTCCCTGTAATTGACGGCGACGTGCACGATTTACGACACCTTGATCCGCGCGGCGTAGTGGTTGCCCTTTCTCCGAAGGGAAACCGGGCGAAAAAAGACAAATCAGGGTTTGTCCTATGATCCGCTTCACACTTGAAACAATTTTCGAAATATTTGCGCTAGCTATGTTTTTGGCTGGCATTTACGCAATCGCAATTGGAGTAAATTGAAATGAGTAAGGCAAAAAGAGGAGATGCTATCGTGATTTCAATCGATACGGCGCAAGAAGGGTGGCGAATTGCCAAGGCCGCGAAAACTGAAAAAGGCATAGTGCTAGAATATCGCGTGCCAGGCGATGCGCGCCTTTTTGAGGTGCAGAAAAGCTTTATGCGCGTTTTCACTATCACGAATCCTGAATTGCAAAGCAAAGCGCGCAAGCTTTTAGGATTAGGGAATCCGATTATCCGCGATACGCACAAAGAAATGTGCGACGCGATTCTTGCTGCCTGACAATCCGATTACCCGCGTCGCAATGGCGCGGGCTTTCCGATTGCCAATCGGTCAATCGAGACTGAAACACTGAAAAAGGAGCACTGAATCATGAAAGCGAAGAGAGATTCGGAACACATTTTCACCATGACTTGCGTTAGCGGCATTCTTGCCAAGGGCGTTTCAGCCATTGCGAAGGACGCTAACGATATCGCTTGGCATGGCGCGGACGGTGACTTTTGCGTGGTCTATGACTTGGCAGAAAAGCGCGTTACCTTATTTCAATCCAATATGAGCGAAACGCAATTCTATGCCTTAATCGGATTTTGCGGCGTTCACGACATTGACTTTTGCGTTCACGACTAATCTTTCCGCAATGCTTCCCCGCTTCACTAGGGCGCGTTCCTCATAGGGCGCGCCCTTTTGCGTTCCGGTCATCCATAACCCCATAGGCTCACCCATGCCTCACGCTCGCGCCCCGCCATAATCCCCGCGCGGTAATATGCCGCACCCTATCCCATGCTGAAACGTGCGCGCCTATTGAGCGGCGACGCGGCGACGCGCAACCATACGCGGCCCCATGACGCACGGCCTTGCCCTTGTGTGCGATGCAGCATGTCTTGTGCGGTGCACATATTGCGCTGCACCAAAACGATCTGCCGCCCATCCATTTACCCCCAGTTTTACTTTAGCCTGAATCAGTAGAGTTGAACTTATTCCTTGAACCGGCCTCAGGCCACCCATTTCCACACCCGGTATCACCCAAAACCGAGAATCGATTTAGAGGCCCCGTGGAGCCGCTTACACCGCTCGCCGCTCCGCAATACCGTCTAACCATACCGATTGCCCTGTACGGCCTTCCTATTGCGTTTACGGGCCATCCTAAAACGGCAACTCATCCCCACCACGCGGCAACTGACCCGCAGCACCCGTCCGAGGCCGCTCATCAACCACCCTCGCCCCAGGGAACGCATCCTTGACCTTCCCCACGCCCTCGTAGCGATTCTGCCAACACACGAGCAGCTCCTCGACGCACACCACGGTCGAGGCATCCTCGGCACTCAAGCTCGCGGCATCGAGATCTTCCCTGACGAGGACCACCGTGTAGGTCTTCCCGCCGCTCTTGGCCTGCCACCTGCCCTGACCGAGCGGTGTGTGTCCTGCGTCGAGTGCCGCCTTCTCCAATGCCGCCCATCCCCTGAGCATGATCGCGGCGCGCTCGGCTACAGCGTCAGCGTCGTTCGCCTTCACCGCCTCGTCGAGTTTCTGTTTCGCCCTCTCGAACTTCACCGCGAGATCCGGTGCGGCGAGTGACGCAAGACGGCGGTATCCCCAAGCGCCTTCCATCTCCCTCGCCTTCCGGTCGAGTGGTTCGAGCGCAGCCATGACCTGCCGCTGCCGCATTTCGTAGACCATGAGTTCGTTCGGGGTCGCCACATCCAAGACACGTCTGCTCATCAGTTCATCCTCACCGCTTCACTGAACTCCCCGCACCAGTCCTGCTCGCCGGTGACCGGCCACTGGCACATCACGAACTGCTCCTTCACCGATCCGGTCGCCATGACTTGCGGCGGCAGTCTTCGACACTCGCCTTCGACCTCAGAATCACCGTTCTCTTTAAACCTGACCCAAAAGACACACCTCTCACAACTTGCATTTTTGAGCGGCTTCTCGGCATCCTGCTCCTGCATCACCAACTGGTACAACTGGATCACGGGACGCTCACCCTCATCGCCATCACCATCCCCGATATTGCTCATCGTCTCTCTCCTCTGACCCGCAACTCACAAGCTGCAACTTAGTCTCAATCACCAGCGACAGAAAACCGGCGACACGAGAACCGACATTTTGGGTTCCCCCCTAAAGGGGGGAAACCCTAACCGACATGTCGGTCTCTGTCGGTTGTCCGAAAACGACATTTTCTAAAATGTCGGTCGATGTCGGTGTGTCGGTTTTTTCTGTATCATCTTGATAATGCTTGCTTTTCCATAAAATGTCGCCCATGACGGTGATGAATCCCAAAGCTGTGAGCTGAAGAACTGCTCTTTCATACGTTCTTTCAGAGATTTTCGACTCTTCAACGTTCATGAATCTCCACTTTGCCCTCAAATCTGCCTTCCTGATGCAGAGTTGTTCTGGCGGTATTCCGGGTATTCCATACCTTTTCCCGAAGTCGAGAATGGCTTTGTCGAGCACTTTCATCACGAACTTTTCGCTCTTTGCGAGCTGATCTTTTTTCCTCTCACGCTTGTGCTGTTTCTCACTGGGTCTAAGCCCTAATGAGACAATGTTAGGGTCAACGGGGTCCGTTAAAACCTTGACCATTTCGAAGTGAAACTCGATCCCGTCTTCGCTTTCCTTCTGCTTTGTCGTGGTCAGTTTTCCGGTCAGGTGCTCCCTGTCTTCCTCGTCTGATGTGCGCACGCATTCGAGTTCCGCGTCCACTGCACCGAGCAATGCTGACGATCCACGCATACCTTTTGACTCGTCCTTACCGGCATGGTGGACGACGAGAACAGTGCAACCGAGCTGCGCAATGAGCTCGCCTATCACCGCTATGAATTGGCTCATGTCGCTGGAACTGTTCTCGTCCCCTACAAAGTTGCGGGCCAGAGTATCCACGACGATGAGCGATGGAGACAGGTTCAGCTCGTGGATCTCCTTGATGAGTTCCTGCATGTCTTCAAGCGTCGAGCTAAGGTTCAGGCTTCGCTTGATGAAATACAGAGGCACAGACGGCTCTATCTCATGCGTTATACGTGACGCGTCAGAGCGCTTCTTCAGCCCTGCTTGGCCTTCCCCTGCGATGTATAGGCATGTCCCTTGCGCGGTCTCCTTACCGAAGGCTGGCTGCCCTGCTGCGATCATCTGGGATAGGTATATGGCAACGAATGACTTGAAGCTGCCTGGCTTCCCATAGATCGCCGCGAATGCTTTGGCTGGCACGAGATCCTCGATCAGCCATTGGACCGCTTCATCCTTGAGCTGGTCCATGCGCAGGATCTCGATCCGCTTTTTCGGGGCGGGAGACGGGGTGTCGCTGTTACCTGTAACGGGTATTTCTGTACCTACATTGTGGCTACGGATTTCCGAGAGCTGCTCCGTGATGCTCTTTTCGCGTGGCTGAATCGATCTGACTGCGGCAGAGTTATCCCCAGAAAAATTTGCTATCGCGTATAAAGCGAACGGGTCCACCACCTTCTGAGACAGGATGTCATGCGCCCCGTGATGCGAGTAGGTAACCCAGTCGCCGCGGTTTCCCTTAAACAGCATCACTCCTGCTGTTCCGGTGCTGCTTGAAGGTGACAGGTATCTGTATGCGTCATTGCGCTTGTCGTAATGGCTGAAGCGGTAGCCCATCGAAGCAAGAGTTGCTCGCATCCATTCGAGACCGTGCTGCTGATTGAATTGCGAAATCGTTGTGCTCGTAACCGGCGGTGCGGCTGATTCGGTATTCTTGATCTGGTCGATGATCTGGTTTTGCTGTTCGGTGTTGCGATGCCACAAGGTCGCTGTGTCTATGCTAAAGATGTCGCCGTCGAGATAATCGCGATGAACAAAACGCTCCCGCTCTTCCTCTTTGCTGACGCGTGGAAGGAACCACGGCTGAGACCAGCGGTAGTTCTCTGACACTCCGTTGATCCATATCTTTCGCTTGTGCAGCTCTGCGATGAAGTAATCGACAGCAGCGGTCAGCTCTTCTTGCGACTGCATCTTGCACGGGATGAGGATCCTGTATTTCCAGAACGAGACGACACCGTCAGAGCCACGGTTAGAGTGACTGGTGTGCATGATATGCGCAATGTTCATCTCTTTCAGCGCTTCGTGAACGTCGTGGAATGACGGTGCGCCGGTAAGGATCTCGCCGGTCTCTGGATCGATCGACGAGTCACCGTCAAGGATGATGAGTTCCGCTGATTGCAGGTTCTCGTCAGAGCGTTTGCAGATCGAGAGTTGCCCACCACGGATAAGGTATGACCCATCCTTCTGGCCAACCTTCACGTGCTTCAGTCTCTCGCTAAGTTGCTCTAGCGTGTATTGCTTCGGCGTTAGACTTGTATCCTTGAAGCCTTCACGCGCGAAAGCGAGCATCATCTGGTGTTGCCCAGAGTTGTGCTGCTCAGTGTCTTGTTGTAGTGTTTCGGTCACAGCAATCTCCGTTGTTGTTTCTTGGGTTTACCCATTTAGGTTCCTCCCAAACTTAAGCCCCCGTACTGGTTCGGATTCCGGTACGGGGGTTTCTTTTAATTAGAACTCTTCGTCACTCTGCGAAGTTGGCGCTTCTGCGTGATACCACTTCTCTTGCGGTGCCACTGTGAAGTCGATCTGCACAGATGTGCCTTGGCCCACCTTGATGGACTTCACCGCATCAATGCGAACGGTCACGAGTTTACCTTCCGGTACTGGCCCTGCCTTCTTCGCTACATCTGCAACGAATTGGGTCCATGCACGCGAGTTGCCTCTTGCGCTACGGTAAGGAGCATCCCCGAATGATGCGTCCTTTGAGTAGATGGTCACATCTACTCCGGGCTTGTGGTCTGGTGATGGCGGGTTGCCCCACGCACCATTGACCTCTTGCCAGTCAACACCAGCAGCGCCGACCATAAGCCAGCCCTGTTTAGCGTTAGCGATGTCGAGACCGAACATCTTCCCCTTCATATCTACCGCTGACTTCTCCCCGTCTGCCGATGAGACAAACAGAATACCTGTGCGGGCATCGAGACGCGCCCACGGTTTACCTGATGCTTGCTGTGGAAAGCTCAACATAATTACTCCTACTGAGTTACTGATAGGTCAGACCGTGACCTTTTGCGGATGAGAGTAGACCCTCTCTCATTAGGGATTCTGTGTTGCGCCATACCATGCGATGAGCGCGGCATCGCTTCTGCCGTTGTCCTTCACACGCGTAAAGTGTTGGGCAAAAGCGGGGAAGAGTTCCTGCGCACGTTGCCGTGATCCGTCTTTACCTGCACGCATACCGCAGTCCTTCTGCCATTTCTGCGGCGTGACATAGGAGATCGGTATGCGCAGCGCAGCGATGATGCCTTCGAGTGTCCCCACCGACCGGCCAAACTGAAACATGCTGCTGACCCCTTGCCCCGGCATTGCCCCGACCCGCTCTAAGTAAATGTGATCCGGTTTAAGATTTTCGAGATAGCGTGCCACAAGCTGCGCCGAGATCTCGGTCTTCTTCTTTCCGTTACGCTCGATCTGATGCGCAGGCATGTCTATCACTTCAAGAAATCCCTTTTCGAGATGGATTGAAGCGATAGCACCACTCGCACCAGGATCGATGCCGCAGATAATCATTCTTGCACCGGAACAGGTATCACGACGATGGCGAACCCTAACACTTCAGCAATGCGTGCCAGTGTTTCGAAATTCGCTGACTTCGACCTCTTGCTGATCTGCCACCAGTGACTCGGTGTAAGCCCTGCTCTTGTCGATAGCTCGCGCCCTGATAGGTTCGCGGCAATGCGTGCTTGTTCTAGGTCTTCGATAATCTCAATCATGCCCCACCCATGCCGGTACACTGAGAGTTGTGATCTGCGGCGCGTAACCCTTCCACGCTGTCATTGACTGCGATGCTTTATACGCTTCCGCCGCAAGCGCCATCTTATGCCGCCCCGCTTCAAGCGCGACCATATCGAGATTGTATACGCCAATAGCGTATGGTGCTTCCGTCTCGACTGCGATGAAGATGAAGTCTTTCGCTTCGAAGTCAGTGGTGTGCATATACCCATCGAGATAATGCGCAGCCTGAACGTAATACTTTAAGCCTGCCATCGTTTTAGCGAAGCCATCAGGTG